TTTGCAAAAATATATTATATTTATATTAGATTAAATGATGATTCTGCTGATTTACCTAACTTCAAAGAAAATACAATGTATAAGAATATGAAATTAGATGAAGAATATACTTTAGAGGAATTAGGACTATGGTTAATATGAAATATCATTGCTTTTTTGAACAAAGTGGGACATTTAAAAATGAATTTAAAAAGTTAGGATTTAAAAGTTATGATTATGATATTTTAAATCAATTTAATGAAACTGATTATATCATAGACTTATATAAAGAAATAGATAAAGCATACAATGAAGAAAAGAGTATTTTTGATAGTTTTAAAAGTGATGAAGATACTATACTTGCCTTTTTTCCTTGTATAAGATTTGAGGCACAAATATTATTAGCATTTAGAGGTGATGCTTCACAAGATAAAAAGAAAAGTGATATAGAAAAACTAAGGCAAAATTTAAGGTTACATAAAGAATTATCTAATAATTATGAATTAATAACTAAACTAGTAATGATATGTATTAGAAAAAAAATACCTTTAATTATTGAAAATCCATATAGCGAACAACATTATCTAAGAAGATATTGGAGTTTAAAACCTAGTATTATTGATATGAATAGAACTAAAAAAGGTGATTACTTTAAAAAACCTACACAATATTGGTTTATTAATAGAAAACCTAGTACTAATTTTATATTTGAACCTCTTAATTATACTAAAACAAAAAGAATAGATGATTGTAACACAGTTGAAAGAAGCATGATAAGTCCTCAATATGCTAATAGATTTATAAGAGAATACATTTTAGATAGTGATAAGGAAAATTAAGTATTATGGAAGAAAACATTAAATTTATAGCAATAACTAATGATGATAAGGAAGTAGAACTATGTGTTACTAATAGAGATAAACTATATCTGTTAAATAATATAATAGATAATATGAAGTTATCAAAAGATGGTCATGTAAAAGAATATATTATAAAAGAAGATGAAAATATAATTAGAAGAAGAGTAAAAAGCAAAGAGAACATAAAAGAAAAAATCATTAAATTACATGAAAGATTATAAAAATGATGAATAAAGAAGAAGTTTTAAAAAATGTAATTGAAATACAAAAATTTGCTATGGAAATTTATGAAGAAGAAAGTGATGATTATGTAGATTACAGAGTAGTTAAAAACAAAGAAAGAGCAATATTTAGAAGATTATCTAAAATAACACCAGATGAAGAATTACAACTTAAAATATTAAACGTTATAGAAACTAGCATGTGGGATTCAAAAGATTTAACTTATAGAACAACAATGAAAAGATTAAGAGAAGAATTAAATATAGGTGTTGAATGAACAAGGTTGAATTATTAGAGAAAATAGAAATTTTACAAAAACAAAAAGATGAATTAGATAAAACTTATTTAGCAGAAATATTTAAATTAAGAGAAGAAGCAAGAGAAAGAAATATTAAATTTACTAATTTAGAACAAAGAGCAAAAATGTATCTAAAAAAGTTAAATGAAGCAAACAATGAATTATTTGAATTAAGAAAAAAGGTGGGCGAGTAGATGACTGAAAATGAATTACAAAAATGGTATTGGCTAGAACTAAGAAAAAACACATTTTTAAAGGAAATAGAAGAGATAGACAAGATAACTATCTCTTGTTCTGGTTTAAGCGAAATTCCAATTAAAAATGATGCTATAACATCGGTACAAGAAAAATATATTGAAAGAAAAGAAAAGTTACTTGAGAAAATACGATCTATTGAAGAAGACATAGAAGAGATAGAAAGATTTGTAGAGAACCTAGAAGATGAAAGTTTAAAAGTGATTTTAAGATTAAAATATAAAGAAAGATATAGCAATTATGGAGTGAGTAGAAAGATAGGAATTAGTGAAAGTAGCATTAAAAGAATTATAAATAAGTATTTTAAATGCGAAAACTGACCTAATTTGAACCAATTTGACCTAAAATGAACCAATTTGAACCGATTTGACCCGGTCAAGATATGTTATAATGTATAATAGGGAATTAAATTAGAAAGACAGCAGAAGTGTTGTCTTTTTTTCATGGAGGAATAAAATGTGGAGTTTTTTAAGTGCAATTTTAGTGATACTTGCAGCAGTATTTTTAATGCCAATGATGATATTTACTATCATCTTTTTATTTTATAAAAATTTAGTAGATTTTGATGAAGATGAAAAATAAATATTATTATTGTATGAAATATATTTGTAATGCTTGTCCTAAAAAAGAACAATGCGATAAGGAGTTAGAGAGAAATGAAATTCAAAATAAACGGAATAGATTGGAAAATAGAAGAAAAAAGTCAAGAAGAAATAAAGACAATAATAAATACAAAAAAAGCAGAAAGTGTAGAGAATGTTAAATCTTTAGATTCTAGATTTTTTGGAATAACATATCCAGATGATTTAGTTATTTATTTAGATAAAGATTTGCCAGAGCAAAGAAAAAAATTAACGTTATTACATGAATTGACTCATTGTTACATAATTACTTTTATAACACATTGTGATAAACAATATTCTGAAGAAGATGTATGCGATATAGTATCAAATTCACACGATATTGTTAAAAACATAGTAGATAATTATTTTAGAAAGGAAAAAGAAAATGGCTAGATCTAAAAAATATACTGAAGAAGCACTATTTAAAAAGAAATGTAACAATTATTTTAAATATTGTGATAAGAAGAAGAAACCCTATACAATGTCAGGATTGGCTCTTTATTTAGATATGGATAGAAGATCATTGCTTAATTATAGTAAAGATGAGAAATTTTTTCCCACAATAAAGAAAGCAAGAGATAGAGTAGAGAATTTTGTAGAAGAAAGATTATTTGATACAAGAGCAGCTGGAATTATTTTTAATCTAAAAAATAACTTTGGTTGGATAGAAGAACAAAAAATAAATCATACAGCTAACATTAATAATTATGCAGGACTTACTGAAGAAGAATTAAGGAAGTTAGCAAGTGAAGATAATTCCTAATTATGTAAAAGAACAAGCAAGATATGAGTTAGCTAGGAGATATTTTTGGGAATATTGCAAAATTAAAGCTTCAAACTTTTATAAAGAAGATAGAGAGTATTTAAAAGACTTATGTAATAACTTACAAAGTTTTATTGAAAGTGAAAAAAGAATATGTGTAATCAATATGCCACCAAGACATGGTAAGAGTAGAACAGCAGGACTTTTGGTTCAATGGTTGCTTGGCAAGAATAACAAATACAAAATAATGACAGGATCATATAACGAAACATTATCTACAACTTTTGCTAAGCAAGTAAGAGATAGTATATCTGAAGAAGACGGTATATTTGGTAATATATTTCCTGATACTAAAATAAAGTATGGTGAAGCAAGTTCTAGTAAATGGGCTTTAAACGGAAATGAAGAAGCTAATTATTTAGCAACATCTCCAACAGGTACTGCAACAGGATTTGGTTGTAATTTAATGATAATAGATGATGTTATTAAAAATAGTGAAGAAGCATACAATGAAAATACTCTTCAAAAAATAATAGATTGGTATAACAACACTATGTTATCTAGAACCGAAAGTGGTTTTAAGATATTAATAATAATGACAAGATGGGCTACAGGAGATTTAGCAGGTTATATATTAGAAAATAATAAAGATGTCATGCATATTTCTTATAAAGCAGTTAAAGATGATAATTCTATGCTTTGCGAAGATGTACTATCGAAAGAAGATTATATAGCTAAAACTCAAAATATGAATAAAGATATAATTGAGGCTAACTATCAGCAAGAGCCAATAGATATTAAAGGTAGATTATATAGTAAGTTTTTAACATACGAATATGAAAAGATACCTAATTTTAAATACATTATGAATTATACAGATACTGCAGATGAGGGTGAAGATTATCTTTGCAGCATTGATTATGGAGTATCTTTTAATAATCAAAAATATGTGTTAGATATATTATTTACAAAAGAGTCTATGGAAATAACCGAACCTCTACAAGCTAAAATGATGACTAAAGATAAAGTAGGTTATTCAAAAATAGAAAGTAATAATGGTGGAAGAGGTTATGCAAGAAATGTTAATAGAGAATTAAAAGGACTAAAAAACTACCATACAATTGTTGATTGGTTTCATCAAAGTGAAAATAAAAAAGCAAGAATATTAAGTAATTCTACAGGCGTTATGAATAACGTCTTTTTTCCTGTTGATTGGGAAGCGAGATGGCCTGAATATGCTACTGAGATGAAGAAATATCAAAAGGAAGGTAAAAATAAGCATGATGATGCACCAGATTGTACAACTGGAGTATACGAGAATTCTAGTCCAAGTGCATGGGAATTATCAAATAGAAAATTATATTAAGGAGGAGAAATGATACAATTATCAAATATAGAAGAACTAACAGCAAATGATATACCAAAGTTATTAGAAAAGATAACTCCAGTGTTAAAAAAAAGACAACAATTACATGATAAATATAGTAGAAAAGCAGATTCTACTAAAGTAATGTACTCTAGTGATAATAAGTCAACAGTTATACCTTTTGAAAAATTTATTACTGATTTAGCAACAGGTTATTTATCTGGTAAGCCAATATATAGCGTTGCAGACACAACTGATGAAAGCAAAAAGAAGCTGTTAAATAAATTACTAGATAAAAAACAAACAGATGAAGATTACAAAAAATCAATGGATATTATCATAGATTATGTAAGCAGCTATAACGATGATGAAACAGAAAATTATGACTTGATACATGATATTTTAGAACTTACGTCTTGTTATGAAATATTATATGAAAATAATAAAAACGAAGTTGTCTATACAAAATATGATCCATTGCAAACAGTTGCTATATGGGATTATAATTCTCCTGCTAATTTAATAGGTATAGTCAGAACGTGGGAAGAAGACAAGATAGATGGTAATAAAGTAACTAAGGTAGAATTAACTGATAGAACTGGTACTAGAACTTATGATAAAAGTAATAACGAAGTATATGAAAGCGATAATGAAAATCATTCTTGGGGGGACGTTCCTGCGATTGCAATAGAGACCGATTTTGCAATATTTGAAGCATGTGAAGATATAATTCAGTCTTATGAACAATTAATTCAAAATGTTAGAAATACATTTCAATATAATGATTCTGATTGCAAATTAAAAGTTAGTGGTTATACAAGTCAACAACCGATGTTATTACAAGATGAAGAAGGCAATTTTAAAATTAATCCAGCAAGAGAATTAGAAGATAAGGCTTGGATAGATTCTTTAACTATATATGTAGCAGAAGGTGGAGATGTAGAATGGTTAATTAAACAATTAGACGCAAATGGAGTAATTCTTATTTTAAAGACATATATTGATTTAATGTTTCAATTAGCAGGTATTCCTAATACTTCTGACTTAGCGTTTAATTCTAATGATTTAAATGCATCAGCAATAGATAGAAAGTTCTATGTAATGAATATGGCTACTGCTAGTGTTATAAGTAAGTTAAAGAAAGCTTATCTTAGAAGATGGGAATTAATATTTGGAAGAATTAATTTAAAAAAGAATACTCAATTTGATTTTAGAGATATAGATATAGAAATACCTAAAAACCTACCAGCTAATGATGATGAAAAGATAGATTCTATGTTAAAACTTCAAAATATATTATCTCT